TTGACTCCCAGCGGGTTGTCGAGGGGTTCGCCAACCCCCACTAGGCTCAATCTTTTCGGAACAGTGAATCGTTTAAGGTAACGAGGGACAGAATCCCTTTCGGCCACAGCCTTTTCGAGTTCGACAACTTTCCCATTTCTGGTGTCTTCGTACTCGTAAATAGGCATTAGCTATAGTTTTCCTTATCCGACTCCTCTGCCATCTTCATCATCTTTTCCTCTTCGGACATTGAGTTCTCGCCTTCGGCCATGTCTTCCGACTTGTCCTTAGACTCGCTCTCGCTCATAGCGTGTTCCACATTAACGTGGGCAACGCCATTTTCGATCATGTCAATTGTTCCAGAGAGTTCCACAGAATCGCCAACTTCTGGCGAAACATTCTCGCTACCATCGTTCATTTCGAACTTGGAAACGGGAAGCATTACCATTCCAGATTTAGCCATTTTATTCATAGGTTTTTCAGATGAGGAAGAGGCTGGGGAGGTTTTGTCCTCCCCAGCATTCCGAGGACTCATAGTGATTACTAGAGTACCCATTTTAACTATTAGCTATAGTTGGACTTCGCAACGATGACTCGGAAGAACCGAGGATCAAGTTGTTTAGCCGCATAGAACGTCTTGAAAGACGCTACGATGCGCTGTCCATAAGGATCGCTCTTGTCGGGAGCATCTAGGATCGACACCTTCGGAGCGAAGGGCGAGCCAGAGGCTGCCAACGAGGACAAGCTAGGAACACCAAACGCGCCACCACCGAGGAGGACGTTTGCGTAACCAGTGTTAACACCAGTTGTTCCAACGCTGTTCTCTGCGATACCAGAGGCAGAGGTATTGAAGGTCTGAACGTTGGTCGAAGAGATGACCGAAACGCCAAACAATTTACCGATCTCACCTTTGAAGATGGCTTCGGGATTCGAGTAGCTCGAAACCTTCAACCAATCATCGTCCTGCTGCAAGTCACGGATAACGGCAGGATGCGCAACAAGCGCGTAGCCGTCCTTGATCTTAGGAGCGCGGGCGATGAACAACGAAGTCGCACCATCGAGCAAGTCGGTGGCGGTCATTGCGCTGTTAGCAATGGAGCTAGTAGCCCAAGTCGTGCCATTCGTTGTGTTTTGAGCATAACGAGCGTAGGACTTGACTGCTACACCAGTACCAGTGCTGGTCGAGGAGTCCTGCACCAACGCGCGGTGACACAGAGTGTCAGCGTGGAGGGCGGCATCTTCGCCAAGTTGCTTAGTGGCCTGTGCAAGATGGGAAAATAGCTCTGTAGCTAAAACCACATCGGTCAAAATAATTTTTGAACCGTACTGCACCAAGGTTGCTTCCACTGAGGACAACGTGAGATCACGCTCGTCACCAGAGGTAGGGGTCGTTCCTTCCGATAGAGAGGAGATCGCAGTGATGCTGGGATCGCCGAATCGGAAGAATCGGATTGTTTTGTTTCCACCCGTTTTGGTCGGGTAGGGGGCTTTCATTGCGAATTGCTCCATTTGGAGCAATGGGATTGCACGTTCCAATAACGCCTTCGAGAAGTACGTCTGGAACTGTGCGCTGACTGAACCAGTAGTTACCATATAATTAAGTATCCTTGTTTGTTATGACTACTCAACCTCTGTCAACTTCGCTTGCCATTTTCATCAATTCACGTTCTTGCTCATCTAGAGTTAGTTCGTGAAAAGCTTTAGTCTTGGCAGGACCTTTTGGTTGTCCAGACGCTGGAGTAGTCGCTTTTCTGAGTTGAGAAAGTTCTTTCTCATACTCTGCAACCTTCTTCTTCAAGTCGGAGGCGGACTCCGCTTGGAGCTTCACCTTGGCAATTCCAACCGCATCCTTGATACCAGCTGGGTAGTTACGCAGGATTGCGTGGTTTTGCAACATTTCCGATACGGCTTTATAGAGAGTGCTATTTGAATCTTTGAGTTCTGGATTTGCTTCTACTTCATCAAGCAAATTTTTATCCCAAGCAGACTTTAGTTCCGCTTGAGTCTTCTGCTCGACCTCTTTCCTTTCCTCAACTTCAATGTCACCAGCTTTTTGTTCGGCAAGTTTTGCAAGATCGTCACGGCCTTCATCACGGTAGCTCTTTGCTGCTTCCCTATAATCTTCCGCGCTAAACTTGCGACTGCTCGATTTTGTCTCGCCTTGAGGAGTTTCTGAAGTCTTCCTTGCCCTTTCAGCCTCGATCTGCTCACGCTCTGCTTTGATTCTGGCTTTCTCTGCTCGGACATCTTCCCACTCCTTCTCAAGTCGTGACTTAGCCTTCTCGTAACGGGTAGGCTTCTTTTCGGAAGCCGACTCCGACTTGTCTTCTGAAGATTGCGTTGTTAAAGAACTTTTGGCTTCCTCGGATTTCTCCTTGGTCGCTGAAACCTCATCCGAGGCTTCTAGTTTTGTTTGTTCGGCTTTATCAGCAGGCGCGGGGTTCTGCTCGTTATCTCCGCTGGCCTTTTCTGTAGCTTCCGTTTCTACTTTGGCTTTTTCGTCTTCCTTGGGAGTAGGACTAAAGTCCCGTCCTTCGTCAGCCGCTTGCGCCATCGCCAATACATCCGCTTCAGTCAGGTTGTTTGAATCCGCCATTTTGACCCTTTCTTACACTTTTCGGTAGGGAGTCATTCTACCTAAAGGTTAGTCGGCTACTGGTTCATCCGATCCATCCCCATAGCCTGGAATGGCGGAGTTAAGTTTTTGGGATGCGAGCGATTCTAAGGTCGCAACACACCCACGAAATCCTTTAGCACGTCCACAAGCGTCTGCAAGTTCCTCTGGTTTCTTCATCACGGCAGAGGCGTTTTGACGCAGGGTTAGGTTAAGCAAAATAAGACTTAGCTTCTGTCCTGTGGGAGTTGACAAGAAGCCAGTCCACGCCTTCTCGTCCTCATCTTCCCATTGCGGTTCGTTGACCCATTCTTGATCTCTGATGAACGCCAATGCTGCTTTTAGTTTTCTCATAGCTTTATTGCCCAAGAATCGCCCTGAAATAGCGTGTAGTCCTTTTGTCCTATTTCCTCAAGTAAAGCCATCTTGACTGACTTCCAGCTCCAATCGTGACCAGACATAATCCCGCCTTCTTTAAGCTTATTGCGCCAACCTTTTAGGTCTGCAAGCACGCCTTCGTAGCGATGATCTCCGTCAATATAGATAAGATCGCACGATCCATCCTCAACAAATTCAAGTGCATCCAAGCTTTTGCCACGGCTAAAACTTACGTTCTTGAAGTCTTTTGCACGCTCTTGGAAAGCCTCAAAGACAAACTTCATCGGGCATTGTTGACTCGCCCTATCGTTAATATCGTAGCCGTTTAGCCATGGATCTACTGCTAAAACTTCCTTAAAATGATTGGCTATGACTACTGTTCCCTCGCCACTATATGCGCCAATTTCAATTGCCTTGCCAGTTGCGCCTTGTTCGTTAGCCCACTGACAAAGATGTTTTAAGCCTTCCGCTTGGAAGGCATCACGCATTACTGGTACTTTCAACCCGCCATCGGTGCTGGTGCTTGGCCTTGCATTGCTTCTGGAGGCAATTGTTGCCCCTGCTGTTGCATCTGAGCCTTACCTGCATCACGAAGCTGTTTCTGGATAGCGCGGGATGTATTGGGGTCAACCTGTTCCAAGGCTGCCAAGTGCTGTTGTAAGTGCGCCATTAGAACTTGCATTGCGCTCTGATCGACCTGCTGTTGTCGCTGTTGAGCCGCTTGGTTAAACGCGAAGAGAACGGATATATGCGCTTTGTGATCATCGCTAGGCTTGATTGCGACTGGGAATCCAGTTGCAAGCATAGTCGCGATTTCAGTCGCTTGATCTTCAGCTTGATCGCCAGAGGCTGCGTTTGGATCTTGGAAGAGTCTGCGGACCAGCGATGGATCGTCTTGTTCAAGCACTGACTTTACCAGTTCGCCTTGGTTGACAAAAGGATTATTTTGGAACATCTGCATTCGCGCTACAGATTTCTGCAACGCAAACTGGCGGTTAATAAAGTCGAGTCCACCCTTCGGCTCAATCGAATACTCATCGTGGATACCTTCGGGTGGCATCGAACCTGTTTCTTCTGCATAGCGATACATCAAGTCTTTCTTGTTGTACTGCGTGTAAAGCGACCAGCACTGCTTGAACAAATGCGCCAAGCTCATGCGGAAGATTCGGTTTCGCAAATCGCCGGAGGCAGCAGCCTGACCCTGGATGGCCTGCACTTCGGTGGCAGTCTTGCGATCTGCGCCGGTGTACTGGCTGGCCGCGCTCATGTCGAAATTGCCCATTCTTGTTTCGGCCAACATCCGCTCTTCCAACATTAGTTTTTGGAAATCGAATGGAGGTTGGCTAAACTGAACCGGCTTTAATCCTTGTGGCAGGATCTGCCCAGGCTGCATCTTCAGATTCGCC